GGGGATGCACAGCCAAGCTGTGACCCCCCCACTGCGAGAAAGGAAATTGTTACCCCCTCGCGGGGGCAGCTCAGACCCCTCGCTGTCCTCTTTCGAGGACTACTCCCCCTCACAGGGGAAGCACCCGGTATCACACCCTTCCTGATACTTACGTATCAATAGGGAGTGACCCAACGAGTTTTGATGTTCGCCACTCGCGGGCGTCCAGCTCGTTCATAGTGCTTCTTGTCGGCAAACGGCTCATCGCCGCGCTTCAAGAAGTACTTGAGCAAGGCCCCATATCCATCCAAAAAATCGGATGGTAATGGTGCATCAAGAACAACGGCCCTGACAAGGGGACGTTGGAGATGCGGGCATTCACGTTGAGTTTCATACTCAAGGAATGTATGCCTGCCAAGCCCAGGAGAATCTGGCCAAGTTGTTGGGAAGGGTATTAACCCGCTCAACAACTCATCCAGAAGCTTCGCAGTGGCCCAATTACCAGCGAAATACATCTGGTTTCTGAGTGACACTGTTGAAACAATCTCCTGAACGTGCTGCCGTCGTGTTGGGAGCATTTCTCTGACCTTGACAACTGAAACGTCATGGCCATCGTAGTACTCCTTTCCGCAAGACTCTCTGAACCTACCGGTCCAGAAAGACTTACCAGCATTCACTTTGTACCCAAAAGTACTAAGTCTGCTGACGACGGAGTCCACCATCTCTACGGGGACAACAATATCATCTCCGTAGACGCGCACTTTCCCGAAATACTCATAAAGATTATTCCGGGAAAGAGGTGTCTTACGCTCCTTCTCTATCGCCATGAAGATAATGGTCAAAAAGACCATCGCTTCTAGCGGGAAAGTTAGAGCTGACCCCATAGACGCAAACTTGGCTATGCGAACAACGCCATAGCCAGGCAGATCAGCCTTCCGAGATCTACAGGCCTGGATCCCATCGTGAAGATGAGTCCAGTAACCCGTAAGATATCGTACATGCTGATTTGAAACGCGATCGGATGCTTCACTCAAATCGAGTGTAGCTAAGGTTCCATTGCTGGAACCATCCTTGGCCATCTCCTGATTAGGGATTTGATCTTGGAATCCGATGAAGTTGGAACAGATGTCATCCCGTTCCAAGCTTCCCACGAGTTTCTCAGCAATGGCCTGTTGCACATACTGCATGCAGGTCGGCTCAATGCCAATAATTCGTGGAGTTTTCAACGTCTTTGGAACAGAGATTACCCTCACGGGTAATTCCTGTTTCGGGGTAAGGACAGTCAACGCGGCTTCGTCACTAAATATCTCGTTTTCGAGATAATGACGGAGACTAGAGAACAAGTAGTCCCGTGAGGGAAAACTCGCCTCGAGCCTCTCAGTCCAAGCAGTCTGATTAAACTTACCGTTACCGGTAAGCTTGTCAGCAGTTGAACCAGGGCCGTGTTTAGGGATGGTCTCAATATCGTAGATAGATTTATCCACGATGCTGAGAACAGGACCCCAAAGAAGAGTGGCCATTTTCTTGAAACTGGCAATTTCTTGCCAGGCAAGTGAATAGTCAAACTCCTTGACCTCCTTTTCTGTTTGAAGGTACCCCGCAAAGGCACGCCTTTCACGCTCTTCCGAGCATGGAAGGTTCACCTTGCTAAACAACAGAGTAATCTGTCGAATAGCTTGGATAGTGTCGATGCAAGGATCTTCAAGCAAGACACCACTCACCGGGTCGAACACACGACTGAGGAAACCTCCGAGAAATCGGGGGAGCCCTCCCTTCTTCGCATAACCAGCGAAGTCGGTTGAGTCTACCCTACCTTTGTCCAGACTTTTTTGGAAGTCCTCGCAAAAGTGTGGTAAGGCAATCGTCAAAAACGAGAGCCCTTCGTGTTCCACCCGTTCCGTGATCTTTTTGAAGTCACGGATGGTGCTGGTGCAACATCTGGTTCCCATTTCATTGAGAACCGTACACAACAACAGCATGTGGCTTTTCATCTAGGCTCCAAACTAAAGTTTGGTGCTCAAGAGTCCATTGCCATAGCTGCAGATCCAACCTTGTTCACAATCTAACTCTCACCTCCAAGGAACTTGGTGATGAGAGCGCCAGAAGAAGCGGACAACGCGGCCAAAAAGCCGTCGACGTCATACTTCTGCTGAACGATCGTGAACCCGACCAGCGGGACGTCCACAACCAGGTGAGTGCTCATCGATGAGATGGCATTCACTGCCGGCTGATAGACGTCTGCTGCAGTCTTGGTCTGGTCAAGACGGATGAGATGCCGAACACGCTTACCATTGTAAGCGTGCGCGACACTCAGCTTGTACGCGCCGTCATCCTTGCGGAAGACGCCTGCGTTCTCGCTGCTCGAAACCCTCGGAAGGGATTGAGCAACCGCGTTGATTGTGACCGACTGTGGATCGGCAAATGCCATAGCTATCTGCTCCTGTGCTGTGAACCTTGCAGCGATTGCCACAAGGGTAGTGCTTCGTCACGCTTTCTTACCTAACTAACGTTAGGTGAAAACGCTTCCACTCCTGGACAAACCAAGAGCGGAGACGATGGCTAGTTGCCGTCCAGTTAGACTGGACAGATCTATGCCAAAACCGAAGGGAGTTGCCTTCACTCGACGTTTAGTGTAAGTTGTAAACGTCTGAGTGTACGTAGACGGGATTCCAGGACTTTTGTACTGGGCCCCCGAATTCGTATAATGGTCCTTGATGGAGCACTGCTCCATCATGTAACCATAAGGCATTACGAGTCCATCATTCGCAAATGCACTGGCGTTGTGTAACACATCGCCTACATTTGAGAACCAATCGACTCCCCAACTCCATGGCGTTAAATTCCAGAGTGTTTCCGGCGTAAGCCGTACTCCATAAAGCTTGTTAGCTTCCTGGAGCCACCGTTTTCTACCTTTAACGCCCGATCTCTCGGGCTCAAGGTAGTACGTAAAACACCCTGAAAACCATTGTCTGCGAGTTATCTCGCGGATTTGGCGCAACGCCACACTAGCGAACCCGTCAGGGGAACAAGTGGTAGGTAGCGCGGGCGTAGGCTTCGCTGAAGCCCCGTTCCACGCATAGCTCTCAGTTGTTCTCTCTTCAAGGATCGTTATCCGACGCTTGAGACGTTTACCAGAATCTCGCTCGTACTGAGCAAGAACCTCATCTTGGTTCTTGACAGCATATGCGAACTTCTGGACATCACTGTAGAGGGGAAGCCAACCAAATTGCAAGTTCAGGTATTCCGATCCTGCGCTCTTCGCGTAGGCGGTCCTGTTCTTGAAAAAGTCGGCTCCAACTAAACGAGGAATTCCCTCGTGTAGCTCTCCAATGAATGTCGTCAAGTCGAAAAGCGGATTCGTCGGGATGCAACGTGCAATAGCTGTTGTCCCTAAAGCTCGTAGCTCCAAAAAGCTACTAGGTTCAGGGTCCAGCCACGCACCTTGCGACGACGTATCATGATACGCTGCGAACTGGGGACCACGATAGTGGTACCCACTAGCGGATGGATTACTCGATTTGGAGATATCGTACGACACATTCCCAGGGGATTGGTCGTACTCATACCGCCGCATCGCGAAATCACCACCGATGTCTCTTGTGGTATGCCCTAACTTTTGGTAAGGGTGACCACTGGAGAACTCGACCGTATCAGTTGCGCTAACGTTGTAAAACTGCGCACTACTGGCATTGTTTGGAAAATTATTCCAAAACCAGCCCATATCTGGCCACGGTGTGTACGGCCCTGCCATCAAGGCAGTGTCGAAACCCACCGTACCCAGGTATTCAGTATGGCGCGTTTTTACCACGTCGGGAGTTGTCCTTTCGGTGTTGTGTACGATACCATGTACGACTAACGTCGTATTTAGGTAAAGGATGTTGTGCATTAAAGCACAGGGGGCCCTTCGCAGCGTCGTGGTGGAGGCGATCGACAGGGGACTTCCCGCGACGAACTTCGTCGACGACGGGGTCGGATCGGCGCCGTTGAGCGTATAGAAGATGTCGGCCGGCTCGTTGGCCGTCAAGGTGACGGAGATCGC